TGATCTGGCAGTCCAGTTCAACCCCGCGGCGCGGCCAGGCCAGAGCCTGATCGCTATCCGTCTTGCGCCCCTTCCAGGTCATGCCATCCATCGCCAAGGCGGACCGGCGAAGCAGTGCTTCTTGCGCAGCAACATCCGCAGGGATGGTCACACCAAACTTGCCGGCGTACATGACCAGGTCCGCGGCGCTCGCGTAGCTTTCGGCGTCTGGCTTGCCGGTGCCGTCCTCGATGATGAGCATGGGTCAGTCCTTGGGTTTGTTCAGGTCAGCGCCCACCTTCGCAGGTGCAGTGCGGTACTCAGCCTTCAGCGTAGCCTTCGGCGGCTTCTCGACTTCGCCGCCACGGTCTTCCGTGACATTGGCATCGATGATGATCAGGCCTTCCTTTTTGGCGATTGCCTTCACGTCATCTTCGTAGCGGTGGAACGGGCCCGGCAGATACCAGATGTTATCAGTCATCACTGTCACTCCGCTGCGCCAGGGCATTATGCCCCGACACAGTCATCAGATGGTTACTTGGAGGCGTCGCCGATCAGAGCGACACCGGCGGTGTCCTTGATGCTGGCTGCGGTTTTGTCCCAGTTGGTGCCGGTGGCGAGCGCGGCGCTCGATGGAGACTTGCCGCCGTTCGCGACATCCCAGGTGTAACCCTTGATGCCGAGGCCAAAGGTGTAGTCCACCTGGATGGTCGTGGTGATGCGCTCGTTACCGTTGTTGGTCTGCACGTTCGAGATGATGTCTCGGTTGTCGTGCACCAGCGCCGCACCAGCTGCCAGACCCAGGATGATTTCCTTGTTTGGCGTGCCGGTTTGAGCGAGAGCCGGCGCATCGGTGACGATCGAGGTCTTGCCGAGGATGTCGACGACGCGAACGTTGCCGGCCTGGAACAGGTTGTTCGGGTTGGCAAGGCCCTGGCCGACCAGCTTGTGCCAGGTGGTGCCCTGCATGACTTGAGCAACCAGGTTCTGGCTGGCATCGCCGAACTTCGCATGCGCGCTGTTCAGGCCAGACTGGGAGATGCCAAGAGTGGCCGACACGTCGTTCACCGCAGCTGCTTGCGCAGTGATGGCCGCCACCAGTGCAGCGATCGCGGTGTTGAGCTGGTCTTTCAGCAGCACCTCGGCGAACGCGCGGCTCGCGACTTCAACACCCTGAGCAGTTGGACGCTGCAACCAGGTCATCTGCGACGGCTCGTAGCGAATCGGACCGAAGCCACCCGCCACTTTCACGGTGGTGTCTTGCAGTTCGGTCAGGTCGACCGGAGTCACCGCAGCGTTGGCGCCGTAGCGGTTCACGCGACGCTGAGCTGCACCGAGGTTCTGGAAGAACGACTCCTGCAGGAAATCACCGGTGAAGCCGTTCGGCGACAGCACAATCGCGCCGTTGCTGGCTGCGTTGAACGCCTCCAGCATTTGGTCCAGCGTCTCGAGAGTCGCCGGCATGATGTAATCGTTGAAAACCTGCATTTGAGACAGGGACATGGGTCAAATCCTTAATTTAGGGGGAGATCAGAGAACCGGGACGCAATTGCCGCCGTGCGCTCCGCTTTGGTACCGCCGATGTTTCCTTTTGCGGCCCCGCCGCCACCTCCAGCACCCCCGGCCCCGCCGCCAGATGCCTTACTACCCGCGATCAACGGCGCAAACGCCGTGTCGTTTGCGAATTCTGCTTTCAGCTCATCCAGCGTTGCCGCCGAGAGCTTGCCCTGCTGGTCGAGTACGACCACAACAGGCTTCCCGTCGCGTTGCTCGACGCTCAACCGGCGTTCGATGTGCGGCAACAGGGCTTTGGCGCTGCCCGGGATTGCCAAGGCAGACGCGATATCAGTAGCGGTACGGCCGACAGTCAGATCCCGGATCTGAGTGCTCAGCGTTGTCCGCTCCTGCTCCAGCGTGCCGTTCAGCTCAGCTTCGCGGCGGTTGTACTTCTCGGACCAGGAGCGCTCGAGTTCTTCGACGTTGCCGGACTTCCGGGCATTCTCTTCGCGCTCTAGGCGGGCCTGGTCTTCGGCGTCCTTGCGAGCCTTGTCGGCGGCCTTCTTCTCGTCCAGCAGTTCCTGAACCTTGGATTTCAGGCCCGAAACGTCTTCAGGTTGCGGCAGACCTTCAATGCCGAGCACGAACTTGCCGTCCTTCTCGGTGTAAAGAGCGCGCACGGTGTCATCCACCCCTTCCAGAGTGTCCAGCTGATATTTCAAACCCATTTTCTTGTCTCCCAGAGACGTTGGTGCAGGCCCTGCCTGCTATTTGATGCCCGCCCGCTCGAACGCCAAAGGCTCAAGAGCCTTCATCTGCACAAGGGTCAGAGGTGAAAAGTTGCGATCAAGCTGCAGCTCGGAGAACCGTTCGATGCTCAGGCCGCCTTCGCGGAAGAGCTTGGCGCGGACCGGGCCGATGGCCTTGTCCTGGAACGCTGCCGGCTGCTGCTTGAGCCATTCGTAATACGACTGGTCTGCCCTGACCTGCTGCGGCCCGCTATCGCCAATGGATGCGCGGGTCGCGCCCTCGGAAAACAAGGCGCTAAAGCGAGTGATGGCAACAATTGTGGATCTGCACTGAATGTGCAAAGGAGGCCGCGGCCCTTCAGTCAGCTTGAAGCGCTGCTTGTCGAGGGAGCGGCATTGGCTGGTCGTCTTCGTATCCAGCGTGCTGACCCACTCCACCGCCTGCACGACGTCGGCGTTCTCTTTCAGCGTCTCCATGCGTGCCTGGGTAGCGACGTGCTGCACCGCCGTTCGCACCACAGCGCCGGCATTCCGGTTGGTCGTGGCCAGGATCCCGTCGTTGTACTGAAGCGCCTTGGTCCCACGAATGTTCTTGATGATCTGGAAGTTCGTCTGGCCTTCGAAGAAGCCCTGCCGGATCGCGCCTGTGAGGCGTTGTCGCTCGGTGGTGGTGAAGCTATCAATGAACGACTTGAGCAGCTTGCCGCCATCCGCGCCGCGCACGCTGAGCGGGTTGCCGAGGATTGCCGTCCTGATTGCAGCAGCACCGGGCACCGCGGCATCAAACGAGACGCCAACCGGCGCCGCCCGTGTCAGGCTGGTCGCTTCGAACTCGGCCTCGTAGTTCGCAATGTCGATCAGGTCGAGGTTCAGCTTGTCGCTGTAGCGGTTGAAGATGCCCAGCAGCAGGCTATCGACTTCGCTCAGCAGCCGCTCCAGCCGAGCAACGGTGTAATCCGTCAGATCGGTCCGAGTCAGCCGCTCACGAATCGAGCGGTCAATCTCCTTGAGGAAAGGTCCGAACTTGGCGACCTCCCCCGATTTCAGTTGCTCGAGGAAGACCGCGTGCCGAATGGTGGCATCAAGGATTGCTTGGTTGGCCGCCATTGTTGACTCCAGTATCGTCGAGATTCAGGCCTGCGCCGCTGGTTTCCAGCTCGCCCCGGATGTCGTCATCAGTCTTCTCAGGGTCGATCACCCCGCGGTCACGCAGGTACTGCCAGAAGTCCGATTCGGGAAGCTTGCCGCCCTGCACTGCATTGAACAGACCGGTGAGGATCGTTGCGTCGAGGCTGATCTGGCTGAAGTCCTGATTGAGTTTGTAGACGACTTCGCCAGGCGCGTTCACGAATTCAGCCATCCAGACCAGGCACTGGCTGTAGGCCTCGCTGACGTTGCTCACCACCAGCGACAGAACGCTGTGTTCCGCGGCGCTGTCGTTGTCGGCCTGGGTGGCGGTCTTCACCGCGCTGCCTCGCTCGATTAGTCTGGCACCGAGCGACACCATGTCCTCTTTCTTGCCGTCCATGGCCTCTTTGGCCACCGTGTTCGGCTGTGCCTGCCAGACGCCGCACGTGCCACTGACCGGAAGCAGCCAAGGCGCGCGGGAGCCAAGGAAGATACCGTTCTTTTCCATGTGGTCGCGCCACTGCTCATCGAGTCCCGCCATCCACGGCTGAGGCTGGCCCACCAGGTAGGCAGCCTCCTCGTAATCCGCGCTGTTGCGGTAATGACCGATGTTGATTTCGGCCATGTCGTACAGCGGTGAGTCGTCGATGCTGGTGTCGTTGTTCTCGCTGCCGAGAAACTGGAACGGGATCACTCGCCAAGGCTGACCGAGGCCATTTAGCGGAGTGAAGGGCGCGATGATCATTGTCGTCTGGCTGGAACCCTCTTCCCACACTTCCTGCGTATAGACACCGGCGGCATCCAAGCGCAGCACTCGAAACTGAACAACCTGTTCGCTGCCAAACCCGTCATCGGTGTCGACATCGACCGTCTCGCGCAACACGACCAAGCTCAGCAGATGCTGGCCGCCGACTTGGCGAGTTTTCCAGTTGATGATCGCCTCGGCCGGGTAGCTGGCGATGTTCGCCCGGGCCCGACCTGCTTGTTCGTCTGCCTTGCTCACCGATCCGGCCACGACAGCCGCGTAATCCACCAGCAACCCGTGACGGCCGACTTCGAGCAGATGCCCGATGATCGATTGCGACTGCTGGTAGATGCTCACGCCTTGCCCGTCGATGTCCTTCGACACGTAGTCGAGGGCGCCGGGAACGGTCAGCGTTGGCCAGGTGCGGAACACCGCCCCCACCAGACTGTGTTTTGTCCGGCCCGTTGCGTTGTAGAACACGGCGCGCTTCTTGTACGCGTCGTAGCGATCCTTGTTGTCCTTGCTGGTGTCCGAAGCATTCGGTCGAGGTAGGTACTGATCACCGGCAGCCTTAATGGTTTCCGAACCCTTGCAGACGTCGCGCACCAAGCGCCAGCGGTACTGCGCCGCCTTGTACTCGGGACGGGTAAAAGTGACGTCCGTCATCGGGCGACTCCCATTTTCATTGAGGTGACCGGTTTAATGATCGGGTACTCGCGATGGATAAAGTAACCGCCACCGTCGTTGGCGTGGTCGTTGCCTTGGCTCTTGTCCGGCTCGCCGTTGGGCGCCCAGATCTGTTGCTCAAGGCCGTCGGCATAAGTCGGGCATGTGAACGGGTTCACTAGGTAACGCCGCTCGCCCTGCGCGTTGCAGAACATAGCGTTCATGGCGTTGATCCGATCCTTCACTGGCGGGTTGGCCGCCGGCGCGATGACCGTGAAGCCCGCCTGCTTGAGCATGGCGATATCGGTGACGCTGGCATTGACAGACTTGCGCGAATCACCCGAGGCATCCGGGTAGATCCGGATCTCGCAGGTCTTCTTGTAGTCGTTGCCGTTATGCTCCCAGTAGCGTTCCTTGATGCGGCGGATCATGTCCGGCGTGTCGTAGCCATCCATCAACTCATCCACTGCCCGGGGCAGACCCTGATCGCGCTTGACGTGCGTTACCGCCGCCATCTTGCCGACGTTGAAGTCCATGCCGATGAACAGAGGCTCACCCGGCTGCACAGTGTCGAAGCACTGATTCAGCTTGCGGTCGTACGTGTGGTAGATCGAGCCGGATGTCAGGTTGACGAACTGGCCGTTCAGATAAGCGAGGATCAGCTGCGGCGGATACGACTCCATCAACGATTCGATGTAGTCGCTTGGCAGGTTCAGTTCGTTGTCGAACGTGCTGGCCTGCACCAGGCCGTACATCTCATTCAGCTTCGGCTTGTCGCGGAGCTGCTTCACGAATTGCAGGAAGACGAACTTGAAGCCTTCCGGCGTCGTGGTTACGTCGACGCCGTTCTTCAGCCCCGGCAGGTTGTAACGCATCCGAGCAATGATCTTGCGCCAAGCCTGCTGCGCCTTGATCGACGTCAGCACGTCCAGTTCGTCCACCAGGGCGTGGCCAATCTTGAAACCGACAATCGTCTGCGGCTTCTCCATAGACCGGCAAATGACAGTGCCGCGATACTGCCGGCCGCTGTAAATGTGAACCTCATGGTTCGCCTGGTTGATCTTGGTCTTCAACCCCCAGTCAAAGGCCACCTCTTCCACTGTCGGATAGAAGATGTCCCGGATCTGCGGGTAAGTCGGTGCGAAGTACCCAGCGTTGACGCCAGGCCACTCCATGAAGTGCTTGCACAGCGCCGAACATCCAACCCAGGTCTTGCCTGAGCCGAACCCTGCAACGAATGCGCGGAATTTATGGGGCAGTGTGAGGAAGTGAGCCTGCGGAACATTAAGGCTCGGCATTCGGCTTCCTCGCATCGACTACATCGACCTGAATGCGGGTCGGGATTGCTGGCTCGTCGTCAGGCTCTTCCTTTCGATTGCGGTTGACGTACATGTCGCCGGTTTCTTTCGCGGCCTGCTCCAGAATCTGCATGGCGAGGCCGATGTTCTTCATCGTCTCGGCACGTTCTACAAACCGATTCATGGCGCGGAGGCGGAACGCACGATTGGCGATCGGGATCTCAGCCGTCTCTTCGCGGAATCGCTTCCGAGTGTCTTCGAACATCGTCACCCAGCGCTTTGCCAGCCCCTTCCCTGAGGTCTTCGTGGGATCGTGCGTTTCCACCTGCTGGCGGGTAACCGATACCCCATATTCTTTCTGGACCGCTTCAACAACCTGTGAGGGCGTGTCGAAGCACGCCAGGGCCTGAACGATAAAGGCCTTCACGTCGTTTTGAAGGGCTGCCATAGATTCTCATCCGTCCAGAGCCTGTCAAGAATCAGGCCGACTTAAGCAGACAGGTTCCGCAGGCCCTCGATATGTTCAATTTCCCTACCTCGGCAGGTTTGTTTGCAGCATCCACCAACGCTTGAACGTCAGGGCTCGCACCGTAGCGACGCACCACACCGACGAACTCTTCGACGTCGTGTCCGCGCATCTCGATCTTGGGAGCACCTTCCTTGGTGAAAGCTGGCTGACCGTATTTGTCTTTGGCGTGAGCTAGGTGATACAGCTCATGCTCAACCACGGCACAGAAGTCGGTATCGCTGCACTGGGCGCAGTAGTCAGCGGCCAGCGTGATGATGAAAGCCGGCACATCGCCGAACCAATCGAACATCTGTTGTTCCATCCGGGCTTTCTGCCAACCACCAGCGCGGAACGCGACTTGCTCGGCCTGACCCAAGACTGTTCGGCCTTGTTTTTCGAAGTGTGAAGACGCCCACATGATCCGGATGTCTGCA